TATAAGTTAAATCAGCAAGTCTATGAGCAGCTTTGTATTCTTCATTTGATGTAGTAAATATTCTGTTACCCAGTGTAACTTGTTTACCTGTAATTGAGTCTCTTATCTTATTGCTTTCTACACCATTTCCAAACGTATAACAGTTAAAAAATCCTGTATTAATTATAGCTTGTTGAGTAATTTCTCCAGTAGTTGGGTTTTTTGTTTGATTTTGAACGTTTCCTAAATGAAGTCCACCACTAATATCATAGGACTCATTATTTTCATACCATAAATCAGGAAGGGCGTCTTCAGGAGCAGTTTCAAACACAAATGTAGAATCTGCTCTAAATACCGTAAAGTTAACTTCAACATAAGAAATTCTGTTCCTTGTTTCGTTACCACCAGAATAACAACCCTCTGAACCACTAACAAGAAGATATACTAAAGCATTTCCTGCCGCGTCAGTGGTAGAAGTATCAGTGTAAAGTCTATAATAAAAATCAGCATTAGGGTCTGTTGCAGTACTTCCAAATAAATTAGCATTTTCTATTTGAGCTGATGTTCTAGAATTTGTAAAAGTTCCTTGAGGGCCACCAAATGGAGGAGCAGCTTGAGAGTTTGGAGGCGCTATGTATGTATTTGTTATGGTTACATTTTCAGCTATATCTTCAATACCATTTTCTAAAATAGATGAAACATTGTCTCCTTGAAACCATTCAAGCATATTATCATAATCTCTTGATGATGTAAATGTTTCAGATAAAGTATAATTCTTTTTAGTACACCCTGCATCTTTATCTTCAGGTACACCATTTCTAGTAAATGTAATAGACATTTCTATTCTTGTTCCAACAGGAACATCATAAACACTATAAACCGAGCCTGTACCTGATTGATTATTTATAGTAAAAAAAGGATAAGCAACCACAGGATAGCTATCAGAAGGAAGTGCTGAATTTGCTTTATACGGGCCTTGTGCAACTATAGCTTCAGAACCTGCTAATGCAGAAAAATTAGATGTGTTTATTTTCATATATGTACCTCCAAGTACATCTATTTTAACTCCAGCTGCATCGTATATCTCAATAAAACCTGCTGCTTTAGTTTCCTTTTCAAGAACTGTTGCATAAGTACAGTTTCTTCTAACTCCTTGATTATCAGCTTTTACTATTAACCTATCACCTTGTTCTACCTTTGCTGCATTTTCTCCATCTAATAAAAAATAACTTGCTCCTGAACCTTGGTCATCATATACTATATTACTATAAATTGTTTGATAGTTACCACCAGTTGGTTTTATTACAAACTTATATTTTGTAGCCCAATATGGAGGTTTTTGAGTAGTAGGTATTTTAGCTTGAATGTAGTTTCTTTTATTAGAATAACTACAATCTAAATTAACTGCATTTAATGGACTAACTTGAGCTGTAGAAGCTCTGTTGAAATCATCCATATAAACTATTCCAAGTTCGTATCCCCTGTTACTATGTAAACTAGATATTGAGGGAGCAGTTTGAACAGAAGCTGATACATCAACTGCTCTAAAATACGCAATAAGTAAAGGAGCTAATCCAGATGAATTATATAGTGCAGCATTTAATTGTATACCTATTTTGTTTCCAGATACTCCAGGGGGCACAAGATATAATCCCTCTCCAGGGTCAGGTAAAGCAGGTGTTAAATTTGTTCTTCCTGTTTGTACTAATGTGTCATATTGAGAGTCAAAAGAAACAGGTAATGCAGCATTAAATAAATCTGTTAAGGTTCTTCCATTTGATGCATTTGCTACTGTTTGAATAGTTCCGCTTGCACCTCCTATACCTATTTTTTCTTGAAAATCAGTAGATAAATATAAATCATTTACAGAGGTGTATGTGTCTATTAAAGTATAACTCCATGTTACATAATATATTTCAGAAAAAGGAACACCTGGTGGGGCTAGCGATACTTCTTGATAAGAATAAGCTATACCAAATTGTAATGATATAGTTGTTCCAGGAACTAAATCGTTTGATTTTGTAGCCGAAGGCAACAAATTAGATAAATCCAAATATATCGTGCTATCATCAATTTCTACATCTAAAGGAGGAGAAGATGGTGGATTAAAATCATAAGTATAATTAGTTCCTTTACCTACATTTGAAGATATACTTGCATAATTAATTTCTTCCGATTGAACATTTGTGCTAAAATCAAAATTAATTCTACTTCCATCTGAGTCAACTAAATCATATCCTTCAAAATAATTTCCATAAACAAGTCTGTTGCCCATTAAAGTTTGAGCTTTAGCTAATTGAGGCACATTGTCGTATAATCTTAAAATTTCTGAATCTGGTAGAACCGTAAATATTGTTTTCTTGTTAAACTGTTTTGTTACAGATTGATTTGCAGAAGTCCAACCATTTTGTCTTTTATTATATGTTTGAAATATTTTAACTTGATTAGAATCAGCTTCTTTAAAACAAAGCTGAATATCAGTTACTTTAATACTACCAGTATCAAAAGTAATATTAACCGCATTATATTGGTTAATCATTCCTTCATTTAAAAAACTATTTGAACTAAAAGCAAAAGCACCAGGTTTAAAAGCTGGTGGAGAAAACTGTGAAAGTGCACTATATTCATTGTTTTCATATTTATATCTATATGCAAAACAAATAAATTTATCTTCTAAATATGTATCGCTTTGACCTGCTACATAAATAGTTTGAATTGTAGGAGCGCTTGTAGGAGGTTTTTTAATTACAAGTATATCGTCAGCATTAAAATCATCAGTTAAAACAGCTGGTCTAGGGTCTCCATAATTTTTATTTATGTTTATTACTCTAGGAGGATTATAATTATCAGTAAAAAATAAAAGGTTTTCTATTTTATCTACACCTGTAATTAAATAATTAGGATTAAAATTTAGCGTAGTATTAATACCATTACCATCATCTATACTGATTACATGATATATTAACTCTCCTGTTTCTACATCATAAGAAACAATCATGTCTAATTTTCCTGTAGCACCTTGTGTAAATGCAGGGTCGTGAACAAACCAATAAATAACTAAATCTGCACCATCTTCAAATGCACCAATACATCTTGCTTGAGAACTTAATCTTGTACCATCAACATATTGTAAGGTAGTTAAAGGAATATTACCCTTGGAATTTTCAACTGAACCTATTTCAGAATCTTCAGTTGAACCAAGTCTAACATTAATAGCGTTTATATATTCTCCGTTTGATACAAGCCTTTCATCAAGGCTTTTGTTCATACGGCCCGCTATAAAATTTCTTTGAATGTTTGCCATTTTATTTTAGCCACTTATTCTCACCCCTTAGATTCATTAACAATCTACTAGGGTGAATATTACTTAATCTGATTTTTGCATTTCTTAATAAAGCTTGCTTGTCTTTTCTAGCTCTATTAACAATATATTCTTGCACTCCAAATTTACTATTTAAAATAGCATACCTTATATATGCATAAATATATTCTTCAAACAATTTATTTACACTTATTTTAGAATCGTCTCCATTCTCCATTCCATCAGATATATATTGTAATACACATTGCTGATTAGCCATTGTTGAATCAAAATTAATTACTCCAGCTTTTTTATCAATAGTAAATGTAGGGTTTATATTAGCTGTTTCAGTATTCAAGCCATATCTTGCTCCTATTTTATAATTATATAAATCATTGTCTATATACAAAACATTAGGGTCAGTAGCACCATCTATATCATCATTAAGGTAAATACTTTTTAATGAACCATCTTTTCTTTCACTATCTAATAACGATTCTACCTCAGTCGCAGTTCCATCTGTATCATAAGCAAACGTATCAGTAGTTGATTGAATATAAGAAACCGCTGATTGAACTTGAATATTTTCAGTTAATTCTCTTAAGACATTGTCTTTTAATAGATAAAGTTTAACCCAGTTTACATAATCAGATGGTAATATAAATCTCAAATCATCATACACTGTAAGTTCTAAAGCTTTTATTTCTTTAAAAGCATCATAATTTAATTCTTGTATACCACGTTTTGCGTGAAATAAAATTTGATATCTATTTTGATTATTAATTAACTCATGGTTTCCTGCATACATTAGTTCAAAATTTCTTACTACATCCTCTAAACTTACATATTGATATGAACCCCAATTCGCATTTGTTGGACTTACACCATCGTTTGTATAATATTTTCTTTGATTAATATATGTCATAATTAAATATTGTTTCTATTTTGGTCTTGCTCTTCTATTTGTCCAAACTGAAATACATCAGCTTCTCTTATTGATATACCAGCATATTGTAGAATCTTTGCGACTAAATTATTTGCATCATCTATAGGTAATTCAAAATCTTGATAGTCATTTTGTGTTTGGTCAAATAAAGGTTCTCCTCCGTAAAGTGTTACATAAGTCCACTTAGGGTCAAGAGGGTATCTAATATATTGAGCTTGCACATCATTTATACCATTAAATGTATTAGGAAAAATAGTTATCTCATCTGCTTCTTGAGTATAGGCTGGAAATATAGTAGATGGAGATGTTAGTAAAGAACTATTAAGCATTGTAATCTTACTGTGACTAACCTTTTCAGCTTCACCTTTTAAATTTCCATCTGAAAAACATAAAACTTTATTAAGTAAATAATAATCTGAACCAGTAGTTGATTGTGATGGCAGATAATATACATTACCAGTTTTTTGTGTTAAAAAAGAAGTAATTGAAAATGTATCAATAACTTCTTCATATCCTTTTTTAATATCAGCATACCCTGTTCCAGATATTCTTGCATTCTCTTCATTTATTTGCTGATTATATCTTATAAAATATTCGTCAAATATATCTAACTGCGCTTGTTTTGCAAATAAATTAAAATCACCTGGAGATATATATCCATAATTATTCTTATTTATTATTGCAAGCACAGTATTTCTAACTGAATTTATCATTTGAAAATGTTTATACAAAGATAAACAAAATAAAAAAGCACCTAGGATTTAGGTGCTTT